GTAAAGGTTAAAAATGTTTATTAAAATTAATGTTATAACTATTGCCCACCAAGAGCAAAAAATAATATTGTCTAAATTTAAATTTTTCATTTTGTTTTTTTTATAGGTGGGACTACTGCCCCACCTTGTTAATTTATTTATTTATTATGCAAAAAATTGTATTTGAATTTTACCATCGCTAAGGTTGGCGCAAATTTTGTTATCCTGATACAATCTTTTTAGAAATGCGCTAGTAGCATTTATTAAATATACTTTTTCATTTAAAAAATCTACTTCGAATTTGTTTAAATTATTTAAAGAATTATTTTTTACTAATTCTTGTACTCTGTCTAATGTTGTTTTGAAATTTACCATAAGTGTCTGATTTTCAGTGTTTTACGTTATTTTGCGGGGGGGTTTGGCTCCCGCTTATGGTACAAATATACAATTTTTTTAATACATCGTTAAAAAACTTTATTTTTTTTATTCTATTGCCTGATATAAGTACGGGCGAATAAAACAATTTTTTTAATATCCAAACAAAAACAAATATTTTTATTAACACTTAATTTAATAGGGTTAGTGTATAGGTTACACTAAGGTATAGGTATAAAAAATTCGGCAGACTAATGGCAGTTTCAGGGCAGTTTCAGAGCAGTTTCGGTGGCAGTTTCGACCATAAAAAAATGAGCAGCAGTTACTAAAACCACTACTCATCTCAAAACAAATACAAAAATAAACTATCTTTTATATCATCCGCTTATATAGTATCTCTTACCTTTAGTTCTTAGCCATAGTAGTCTATCTAAAGGCACACTTCTGTAAGCACTTTTATTCATATCGAATACTGTCATCAGGTTATAGTCCTCTGCATTGTACTTAGCACCTTTACCTGTTAGACCTTTGCTTACGTTGAATCTAGCCAACATTACTCTCTTAGTACCATCCTTCTTAATGAATTGCAATGAGAACATTCTGTTATCGTCTTGCATCTTTTGTAGTAGGTGTTTCGCTTGTTTTTTAGTTATCATCTTAATAAAATTAAATTCGTTATCGTTTAGTTTGTTAATCATTGGAGTTCCGAAGTACCCCCTAGTACCCCCCTTACTACCCCCTATATTACCCCCTATGTCCGTAATACCTGACAAAGATATATAATTTTTTTTAATAAAACAAAAGTTTTTTACTTATTATAGGTCTTACCCCTTAGAATCATATTGATTATTGGTTGAGACACCCCATACTTCTCGCCTAGCTTAGTCTGACTTATGCCACCTGCCTTATACTCATTGCGTATCTGCTCTGCTTCTTCTAGTGTGAACTTACGTTTAGCATAGCCACCACCTCTCATATCTTTTCTATCGTATATATTAATGCTCATTCTCTAATCTTTCTATCTCAAACTTGAGATGGTTAATAGTCTTTTTAATATCCTCGATATGCTTTGCCTTGTCATCCATACCGTTCTCCTTCTTCTTACCTGCTCTCAGCAGATATGTAACAGCAGTACCTATGTTGTAAGATAGATTCCAATCCTCTACCACCTTACGAGCTTCATAGCCATATACTGAGCCAATGTAGTAGTCAGGTACGTTTCTATCCTTAGCAGTTTCTAATGCAGTCTTTTTAATTGTATCCATATTTCTTTTGTATTCGTAGTAGTATTTGCTATGCTTCATAATTCGTTCTTAAAGTACTTGTCTATTGTTTCCCTGCATTGGTCAAAGCCTTTGCAACAGGCAGCGTAATAACCTCTATCTAAGGCGTTCTGAATGAATATCTTTTGCTCTTTGGAGGGATAGGACTTCTTGTCCTTCTTTAGCTCTATAAACAAGCCGTTGTACGTTTCGTTTGGCTCGAATATAAGTAGGTCTGATACTCCCCTCAAATAGCCTGTACGCTTGGCTTTTAGCCTTTGTGAGTAATGTCTTTGAAACTGACCACCCATTGTTGCAGTAAATAGTGCATTTGGATATTGTAGCTTTATATAATCTACGATATTTATTTGCACCCTTTCTTCTGTTAACCTCTCTTGCTTTGCCATATTCTAATTCCTTAATACGCTTCTCGTAATCTGCACAGGTCTGCTTTAGAATGTCCATCCTGAACTCTATGTCAGATACATCTGCTTTTAAATCTCGAAGTGCGAATATAAGATATAAAATAGAAATAAGCAAAAATGTTATAATAATCGTTATCATTTCAATCGCTTTGCCTTGTTAATAGTTTCGTTAATTAATCTCTGACCTTCTCTATCTTTCTGATAATCAGTTAGTTGGCGTTGTTGCCTTTTAAGATTCGCCTTAGCCTTGTACTCCTTGAGCCATATATTCCAATTACGAACGTTCACAAAGCCACCACTATCAGAATGTCTTATACCCTGCTCAAAAGCAAACAGCACCTCATTAATATCCATACTACCATAAAATCTTGATAGGTCATCTACTAGCAGTTTAGACATCATTACTATTTGTTCTGTATCAGGCTTCTGACCTAGCATCAGGTAGCACTTACTCAATATATCTACACAGTCAACATTTAACTGCTCTCTATCGTTGGTAAATCTATACCAAATTTGTTTAGTCTTATCCATCTATGTGTTTTAATCTAGTTGCCATTCTTCTAAAGTCATCCTTATCGTGCGTTACATACCCTGTAACCATATAGTAGTTGCACCATTTAATGTTCCTTCTATTCTTTAGTGTAGGATTGTTAAACATACCCCTAACAAATTTGATAGTTTCTTTACTAGCACCTTTGCGGTTTTTGTTATAATCGTTCCAAAATTCTTTTGTGTAATTAGCCATTGTTTATTTGTTCTCTTGCTTGTTGCCAAGACGTTAGTACTTGTTTTGGTTGTGATACTTTTTCTGATTGGGTTGTATTCTTCTCCCACGTTCTTACAGATGCTTTCCAATCTTTCATTGCGTTCTTACCAACTTTCCATCCGTTAGATGAATAGTAGTCGTAAAACTTCTCAGCATCTACATTGTTGTTTCTTTCTTCGCAATAGTCTGCAACTTCTTCGATTGTTGGCTTAACAAACCTCTTAGCCTTAACCTTAGCTTTAACTATATCTTTATCTTTATCTTTATTATTAAGGGTACTTTGTACCCCTTGTGAACCCTTCCCATACCCTTCAAGATTATATTTGTCAAGTAATGCAATTACCGACTTATGCACATTAGAGTTTGGATTAAGTTCGCCATATTGAAACTCAATAAAGTCAGGAATAAACCATTTGTCGCCATTGTCAAAGATTACTATCTTGTCAAGAAATGCCTGTGGTAGCATATCGTAAATAAGGTCTGCACCTATTCTAATTGATGCTACTTCTATATCTACATCCCATATTCCTGCGTGATTGCAGTCATCTAATATGTAAAACCATAGTAACTTGTGTTCAGGTTTTAATTCTTTCAGAAAGCGTTTCTTCCACTTGTCTGTATCTGTCATTCGTTTTGCCATTGTTTTTGTTTTTTATTTTAGTGTCATAGTTATTAGCTCAAACTCTTCACGAGTTATTAAGCCTTTCATTAGTCCGAGATATTCTTTTGATACATCTCTACCTGTAATTTTGTTTATTATAATCATAATGTTTTAGTTTAATTGTTTAACACAGCAAAGATAAGTAAAATTTTTTAATTAATACAAAACTTTTTTAAGATTTTTTATTTCTATCCTAGCCATTATCTCAATATCATTGTAACTTCCTGCTCTTGGCTTACGACCACCTAGCCTAAAATTACCAAATAGATTTGATATTCTCTCATATACTATGCCATCATCAAACGCCCAACAGATTGCCACAGGTCTATTGGTTTTCTTCTGATGATTCTGTAAGTCAACTAACTTTCTTATAGCTACCTGCACTATCAAATCATCATCTATGTTTCTATCCGGACATCCCTTGACTTCTAAAGCACCAATAAGGTCTTGTTGTTTATTAACTAGGTCATAGTCAACAGCAGCAAACTCTCCTCTATCTATGCTTACTAGGTCAAATGCGTGGCAGAAAAGCCTAGATGCTCTCTCCTGTCGCTTCCTATCCTGTGCGGTTTCATACTTAGCCATTTTACTTTTTTAAGTATTGATATATTCTACTCTTACTCATACCAAAAAGTTCAGCTATCTCTTTTACATCCCAATTATAAAAATATAAAAACCTTGCTAAACTTCTTTTTAGTTTTGTCTTGAACTTTACAAGTCCTGTGTATTTTTTAGTTCTACTATTCCAATTCATTTATTAACTGTTTTATGGTTATCATCAATACTTATTATAGAGTATGTATAATCACACAAGTCTTTAATCTTGCGTATATTGGCTCTTATATCCTTTCTAACGGCTTCAATCTCGGTTTTGGTGCTATCAGTACCGAGAGAAGCGTTGAGGGCAGAATTGGCTTGTAATAGCTTATCCACCCTCTTAACGTTCTTTCTTCTAAGATTCGATTTCACAATCAAATTGTTTTATCAGTTCCTTAACCTTAAAAGGGTAAGTCTGATTCTTCTTTTACAGTATTGGCTTTTTCTGTCTTAGCACCTCCGACATTTACTGCCCAAGCCAATATGTTATTGTAGTAGTTCCCTTCATATAGGCGACCTCTGATGTCTATCTTACAAGTAATCTCAGTACCCACAGATATAGTATCTAACTTATCTATGTTGTCCTTTACTACCTCTAGCTTGACAGACTGAGGATAATCTCCTCCTGTGTTAATTACAAACTCTCTTTTCTTAAATCCGCTTTTAAATTCTTTTGTGTCGAATTTAGCTTCTAAAGTTCCATTAATTTCCATTTTCTAATAATTTTAATTCGTTAACGATTTCGCCTATTCTATCATCCAATAGGACTTTTTCTTGTTTTAGTAGGTCAAGTTCCTCTGATAGTGTTACTTCACTATTTTGCTCAAATACATAATCTCTTACCTTTATGTAGTTAGTTATCTCCTCTTTATCAAACTCTAAAAAGTTTCTAGCTTGAGTTATATGGTGTATAACAGTTGCGTGATTCATTGAGAATGTTTCCGCTATCTGCATATAAGTTTCACTATAATGCTTTCTTAAAAAGTACAACACCATTCGTCTAGCACTTATGATGTTACGCTTTCTACTTACGCTGAATAGCTTATCTTCATCCACACAGTATATTGAGCATACCGCCTTTACTAAGGCTTCCCTTCTCTCGTTACTATTTAGCATCCTTAATCATATTTAGAAGTTCAACATCTCCAACCTCTTGCTCTTTAACTTCTTTAGATTCTGCTAATAGTTGTAAGTGTTTCAACCTCAACATTGTAGGATTCTCTATATACTTGTTTACACTTGTACCTTGTAATCCGGTAACCTCGCTAAACCTACGTTTAGTCATCCCTGTTACTCTTATAAACTTTTCAAATTCGTTGTTTGCTTGTGCCATAATTATTTATATTCTACTATTACTAATTCTTTTCCAAACTCCTGCTGATATGTTTCCATAATCCTTTCATTTGGTTGTTCCATATATAAGTCTATAAAAGACTTTAATATACCTCTAGGTGCTTCTCCTTCTGACAACTTAGCCACCTGCTTTCTAGTTATTGCCATAATTGCACCTTCTTTTGTTAATGCGTGTTTTAGTTTCATAATCTACTTCTTTTATTAAATTGTTCTCTAGGGTCTTTTGGTATGTAATCCTCTTTTAGCTTAACGATTAACTCGTATGCTTCCTGATAGGTAAGATGTAGCAGACCGTTCTCTATATCTCGTATGATGTCTAGTTCGTAGGGAACACTTGTAAGTAAACCTTCAATAACAGCTATCTGACTATTACTGATAGGCTCACTTGCAAGTATATCATCTATCCAATCCATTAGTCAGCCATTTCGTCTTGACCGAATACACCTTCCTCATAAAAGCCTGTAAGCATTAGTACTGCTCTTGACTTTGCTCTCTTCTCTGCCATAGCAACAGGAAACTTACCTGCCATACCCATAGTGTTTTCTTTGCTACATTCTCCAAAGGATTCTACTCTACGTTGATTCTCTGACATCTCTGCTACACATCTTAGCACAACCCATTCTCTTTCCATAATGATTGGCTCATAAGCAACTCTGATGCCACGTTTACTGATAATCTTATCAATACCTGTTCGTGTGATAATCACAAAGCCACGTTTGTCTTTATACACATCTTCTTGCACTAGACCGTTTTCTGTAAACAATCTTCTTAGTGTTTCTTTCTTAGTTTCTGTTTTAATTTCTGACATAATAATAATTTTATAAAGTGTTAATATAAGCTCTTAGTTCTTTTAATGTATCTAGGTCGCAAGCTCTTGCAGATACTCTGCCGTTCGCCCAATCTTGCAAGTTTCTTGCACCTGTGTTAGCAAATTCAACCTCTGAATTTTCATCATTAGCTAATAACTTTTTGATAAGCTCAATCTTACTATCCAATAGGAATAGTACATCGCCTTTCTTTACTGTTTCTACTTTTAATTCATTTGACATAATCGTTTTGTTTTAATTAATAACTTCGACAAAGTTAGTAAATAAATTCAAACTACCAAAAATAATTTAATAAAAATGTAAAAAAAGTTTACCTTACTAGAGTGTATATTATTCTTCTCCCAAGTGCATTGGGTAGGTAATTGGCAATGTACCGTTGTTTAATACAACACCACAAGCTATTATAGAACGCTTAGTAAAGTTCTTAGCGTATGCAAGTGCATACTGATTTGTGTTGGTTACACCGCATCCGACCTGCATAGCAAAGTGTCTAGCGGTCTTAGTGCAATGCCAAGATACAGAACATTCCGTATGAATATGACCCTGCACTACCGACTTACCCCAATTTACCATACGATTGTGTGCTGCACTTCTACCGCTACTACCTGTTCCGTGAGTATAGATAACACCATCTTGTTCAAAGCTATCGTCAAACGTCCAAGTAGGCACTTGTAAGGCTTCTGAAAGGTCTTTAAGCCATCTTTGTGATATTCCCATAGCTACTGCCTTACGAGATATTATAGCATCGTGATTACCTATGCAAACTCTTGCATTAGGAAAAGCATCGTGCCAAGGCTTTAATTGGTTAATTGCTCTATCTAGTTCTTCTCCTGCACCAAATCCATCCGGATGTGTTTCGTGGAAGCTAGAAAAATGTGAATCAATTAAATCTCCGATAAAGATTACATCATTGCAGTTATTCTTTTCATAGACATCTAAGCAATGCTCTAGGTATGAGCCGCCATCATTGCATTGTCCTTTAATAAATGGTGCGTGTAAATCTCCTATGATGAGTACGTTGCGAACTTCATTCTGTCGCATCTTCTGTATTACCTCGTATTCTGTTTCTGTTAGCCTTGGTCTGTACTGTTTCATTGCGGTTTGGTTTTCGCAAATATAAATAAAAATATATAAAAAAACAAATGGAGTGCCGAAGCACCCCATTCAAAACTAAAAACAAAAACGATTATTCATACAGACGTATGAAGCAAAGATAGTAAAAAAGAAGTAAGTTAAAAGTTATTTCTTTATTTTTTCGTACGACCTTCCTCCGAAGTACGCACCAAAGGCAGTTATGGCTAGTAGTTGCCACAGGTCAATCCAAGAATCCTTGATGTCCATATCGACATATCCAAAGTCAATTAGAGTGAATACAGTAAGCACAAGCAGTAAGAAAGCTAGTGATAGTGGTCTTATGGACTTAGTAAGCCAATTACCCTGCATATCAGCTTCCCATCTCTTAGTTACCTCAACCTGCATCTTCTCCTCAAACTCCTGAACTACCTTGTTTACCTCAGCCTTTACAAGTTCTTTTTCTTCGGCACTTGTATGTATCTTATCAATAGCATTTCCTACACTATCAACCAACTCTTTTGCACCGCTACTAAATATTTTTTTTAATATACTCATATCTTTAACTTTATCTTTAACCTTAGCTTTAGCTTTATTATATAGGGTATAAACTACCCTATGTGAACCCTTTGGCAAGGGTTAGTTAACCCTTAAAAAAATCATTTGTATGTTTATATTCTATGAATACTTGCTCTCCTCTATCTAAAACCTCAGCAACCATTCTATACAATCTCTTGTAGGCTTGTGTTGACTTGCCTATAAAACCGTTAGTAACAAAATCATTATTCTCTTGTGAATCGCCCACAAGCAAACATCCGCTAGTATGCTCATCAGTATTTCCGCAATGTATAAGAATATACTCAAAATTAGGAACGTTAGTGATATGCAACATACCGCTATGAATATCAGGGAATCTTTTAGAATATTTATTATGGAAGCCACCTTCTTTTCTATATTTAATTTCATACGTTCCATAAGGTATCATTGTTTCGCCTTTGACCTTATCTTTTCTATACTCATCCTCAAGGGTGTAACAGATAAAGTCGTAGCCACTAAACCCTTCGTAGAACAATATACCGTTAGTACTGTCAACAGAGTTGTTGTAACGTAAGCAAAGAA